CCACCTGGATGCCGTTCGGGAAGTCCGTCCTTTGCGCCTCATCCAGCGTCTGGCCGCCGAGTGATTCGGGGCTGATCGTGGCGCCCGTGGCGATGTCTTCGAGGCCCTTGGGTGTTACCTCGAAGCCATCCTCGTTAGAGCCCTTGGGCACCACCCGGCCGCCAGCTGCGGAAGTGAAGTAGTAGGTGAACTTATTGAACTCCGACATATCCTGCTGCACAGCAGGCATGGCTCTGGAGTAGTTCCCGAAGCCGGCCCATTCCCACTGGTGGTTGTAGAGCCGGATTGTGCTGGGCCTGCGGAACTCCACCGCCCAATTCCCCAGCCCCGTCGCAGCGCCGCCCGATGGCGCCGTGGGAAAGTCCGTTGCGCTGCTCGGGTCGCGGTCGCGGGTCGCGGCGGTCCGTGGCACCATCGCGGCGTGGGCGGCGGCATCAGTTAACCCCAGCGCCCGCAGGAAGGCGTACCCGCCCAGGTAGTCCGTGGCGGTGCGGTACTGATCGCGCACGGGGCCGGCGCCGGTCCAGATCGTCGTCCAGTTGATCCCCAGAGTCGTTGAATCGTCAACGTCGCTGGTGTCGGTATCCAGGACGACGATCGGCGCCTCCTGGCTGATCGAATCCTCAGGGTTGAAGTCTGAGGGCATGTGCACGAAGGACTCGCCCCACAGCGCCGGGTCTGGCGATGCACCAGAGCTGACGAACGTCCCCTTGGCCTGCCAGTGCTTGCCGGCGTGTTTCACCACCGTTCCCTGGCGGTAGAACGTCGCGGTGGCGTAGGTCTTCGATGCGGCGCCACGGCGAATGGTGATCTCACCGGTTCGCAGTACACCAGAGCCAGGCAGTGGCCCGGTGCCAGATGCGGTCACCAGCAGCACTTCCTCTCCGCCGCCGGCCAGTACACGGCCGATCGCGCCGTTACTGCGGTTCGGGTCGGTCTGCAGCACGGCGTCACGCTGCGGCAGCCTGGCGCTGGCAGTGTTGTTCAGGATCAGGCTGCAGCGCCGCTCAGCAACGGTCCTGGTGTCCACCACACGGCGGATGTAGACCCGGCGGCCCACCACGGCATTGCCTGCGGCCTCGTTGGTGCCGGCCTGCAGCGGGGCGGCGGTGATGCCGATCGATGCCGGCGCAGAGCTACTCCAGGCGCTGCTGCTCAGCGTTGCCCGCCAATCAGCGCCAGCAGGGTTGTCAATCCAGATCCGGGTGCCTGAGGCGAACGAATAGCCCAGGGCCTGCAGCGCTGCAGGGTTGGTGGCGCTGCTCGGGTCGATCGCCAGGCCGCTGGTCAGGGTGATCGCTGAGCCGCTCACGGCGGCCACCACGCCCAGTTCGACGCGGCGGATGTTGGATGTTTTCTCGCTGAGATTCAGCGGCACCCGCATCCGGCCGATCGCCCAGTTCTTGTCCTTGTTGAAGGCGAAGCCCTTGTAACCCTTCGCCAGGGCAGAGCATCCGCCGAACGTGGAATTGCCCCCGTTGTCGGTGATCTCCCCGCCGGAGTCCACCATCGTGACTTCAGACTGGCCAATTCCGAAGATTGAAACCTTCTGGATGTAGGCGTTGTTGATTGCCGAGATGTGCCGGGTCTGGCGTGCAGGATCACGGCGCAAGTTGTCGGGCGCTGCATCGATGTATGCCTGATAGCCCTCCGTAGTGTTGGCCAGGTTTACCCAGTTTCCGCCTTGATACACCTGCCAGCAGCGCATATCCTTCTGCTGGTTGGTGCCGGTGAAGTTGGCGCAGACCATGCTGCGCAGTCCGCTCAGCTTGTTGCCATCCCAGAACGCGCCGCCCATGCCGTAGTCGGAGCGCACCGACACGTTGAAGATGTACGGTGAGGCGCCTCTGGTGGTATCCCACGCGCTGGAGGGTGCCTGGGTCTGATCAATCGGGCCGACGATCTCATACTCACTGGCGCGGGCCGCTAGCAGGGCGCTGCCCAAGTCGGCGCCAGTACCAACGGCAGATTGGATCTTGGCGTAGAACGTATCAAGTTCGGCCTTGCTGGCGGGATGGAACACGTCCAGCAGATGGACAGATTCGGCATGCCCGATCTTGTCCATGGCCGTGAAGTCAAAGAAGAATCCCGTGCCGGAAATCTTCGAGATAGCCCGCCGGTTGCTGTAGTCCGTTGCCTCATCTGCAAACGCGGGAACCCAGCTCGGGCGGATGGTGGTCTTGCGCAGGTCCAATCCGCGCATTGAGCATCCACGGGGCAGCAGCACGCCACCAGTCGAGGGATTGAATGCGATCAGCTCGGCCGGGGTCGGATCCTTTGCCGTGCCCCAGCTCGCCAGGCTGGTGGAGCCGCTGCCGGGGTCGTTCAAAACGATGTGAACACCACCGCTGAGCACGATCGTTACGCAGTCCACGTGGGCCCGTGGATCGCTGAAGGTGTACCAGCTCTTACTGGTGATGATCGCCGCCTCGATTGCGGCGCGGTTGATTGTCTTGAACGGCCGCGCCGAGGTGTAGCCGCACTCCAGGCGCTGCAGCTCGATTCGCCTCAGCTTCTGCGCGATGACCTCTTCGTCGGTCGCGCCGGCTTCGTGGCTGTTGTAAGCGCCGCCAACGAATCGGTCAGAGCCGATGTACGGATCAACGTAGAGGGTGAATGGTGCATTCAGGGGGTCAGCAACCGCAAGCGCACCCGCCACCACCCGAGCATTGCCGCCCAGCTGGCGGAGCATGTCGATCAAAACGGCGACCTGCCCCTTCGCCACCGCCTGGTCGGCAGCCACGTCAAGGGCACCGCTTTGGCCTGCCCGCACCAGCTGGCTCATGTGATCTTGCCGGCTCGATTCCTGCCCTCAGGCTATGGAGCCTGCTTTGCGAGCCTGATGCGACCCGTCGCCACGAACTGCGCCGAGATCAGGATCACATCGGTGGCGCTGGTGTTCACTGCCGTCTTGCCCAGCAGGATGTCGGTTTCGTAGAAGATCCGCTCTCGCACGTGGGTGGCCACGTTGCTAGTCCGCTGGTCCACCAGCTGGAACCGGGCGCGGGCCTTGCTGCCCTGGCTGGTGAGCATCATTAGCCGGAGCATTCCTAGCCCGCTCTGCTCCCCTACTACGCGGCTGTGGTCCATCTCCCCGTTGAACGATCCAGCGCCGCGCAAGGCACCCTTGGCGTACTCACCGAACGCCTGGCCGATTGCTTCCTGGTCCAACTGGGCCGCGTCCATCTCGAACACCCACCCAGTCAGGTCGCACTGCATCAGCCAGCCGCGTTCCTCCGCATCCGCTGCCGTGTCGCTCAAGACCTGCGGCACCGGTGCCAGGTTCTGGGCCGGTTGCTCGCCATCGGGGATCTCCAGGTCCTCGATGGCCTGCAGCAGAGCCAGCGCTGCGGCCACATAGCCGGAGCGGCTGGAGGCCGGCAGGATCAGCATTGGGCCAGGTGAGACGTTCCGCAGCGGGATTAGGCCCTGGCTGCCGCCGTTGATCGCGTCAAGCTCGGTGGAGTAGAACCGCACATCGTCCATCTCATCGCGGTGGATGTAGGCCGTGGTGGTCTGCTGAAACCCGACCGTTGCTGCTGACTCCCAGAACGCTGCCGATGAATTGGCGCTCCAGAATGTGCCGCCGGCAGTCCGTGCTGCCAGCGCAGGGCCCACGGCGGTCTGCCCGCCAGTCCAGAACGCATGGCCATCGGGGCATGGCGCGAAGCCGCTTGTGCCGATCCCGAGCGGCACGCCGCGCAGGCTCACCAGCAGCACCTCATCGCCCGACTGAAACGCCAGATCAGTCAGGTCCAGCGATGGCGAGGTGCCGCGCTGCAGCCGCTGATCAGCCAGCGCCGTGGGGGCTGGCCATTCGCGGCTGAGTTGAACAATTCCCTTGCGGCCTTCGACAGCCATCAGAGAGCGCGGCTGGGTTTGCCGTTGATCACGAACGAGATGCTGACTTGGGTGTTGTCGCCCTTGCTCACGGCCATGCCTTGGCTGTTGATCAGAGCTGGGCCTGAGGCTTCCTTATTGCCGCCCTTGAAGATCGTCATCACCAGATCATCAGGCGTCTCGCCATCATCAAAAATCCGATTCATCAGGTCAACCGTAGGCTGATCGTCGGTCTTGTAGAGCAGAGTGGCGCTGCCGGACGTGGTGCGCTTGCCGTAGCTGAAGGTGTCGTCTAGTTCGCCAATGCCGGTCGTTTCCAGGGTCTGCCGTTGGGTTTCCATGCTGACGCTGGTTACCTTGGCGATCTTGGAGCCCCTAAACCGGAGCTCACCATGGATTGCGTTGGCGACTGTCATCAGGAGGCCTCGACCTTTCTTACAGTCTAAGTTCCGCTCTGAATGTGCATCGGCAGCTGATCCGCCGGCCGCCCTGCACACGGCTGCCCTCAGGGGGACTGGCCCAATACCACTTCAGCCCAGGGCCAGGGTTGAGCAGGTCCACGTCAACGAGATTCTTGCCAACGATCGCAGGGAACGCCACATCCTCCACCTTGCCCCGTGCTGCCGTGTGCGCTGCCCTGATCAGGGCATAGGCCGCCTGGGTGATGTTGGCGAACTCCAGGGTCATTGGCGCATCGCTGGCGCGGTCGCCCCACTGACGCACCGACCGCACGCCGGACTGTGAGCGCATTTCGGTCACGGGGAAGTCCGGCTCGCCAAACTCGTGGCCGGTGGGTTGGATCTCGGGGAATTGAACCGTCATTGGATCACCCACGCGCCTGCTGTATCCCAGTCTGCCGCCACCAACAAGACGCCCGCATTGTTGATCGGCATGTGCACCGCTTCGATGTCATAGGCGCCATCCTCAGTCGGGGTTATCCGGCTGATCTGATAGGTCCGCACCTGCGTACTGGTCTGCTTGACGGTGAACATGATCCCGGCTGGCGATCCCTGCCCGTTGGTGACCGTCAGGGTGCCGGCGTCGTTCACTGCCCCGCTGCCGCTCCAGCTCACCACGTCGTAGGTCCCGTTGGCCAGTGGCGTGGTGCTCACCACCGTGCCATTGCCCAGCACTGCCCCGTTGTTGAACTCGTTGAACGTGGTCACGTCCATTGCCACCCGAATCAGATCGCCGGGCCCCACGCCGGTGCTGATGCCCTCCAGCCCGTCGTAGGTGGTCCTGAAGCGAATCGTGTGATCCCTGAATCTCCGCATCCTCAGCGTGAACTTCGCCACGTCAATGGCGTGGTTTCGGTTAGTGCAGAACGCCGCCAGGTTGATTGGCTCAATCGGCAGGCTGTCGCTGCCGTGGGGCGCCGCCTCGCGTACCAGTACCTCGCGCTCCTCAGGGAACAGGCCTGGACTGGTGGGGTTGGTGGAGCTGCGTTCCTGCCGCCACTTCACGCTGATCCGCCGCGCCGGCCGCTCATCGGGTGGGATGGTCTCAAACTGAAATGTGCCCTCGGCGATGTTGCCGGCGGTGAACAGCGCCTTGTGGGTGACCGCGCCGAAGGAGATGAACGGCACTAGGTCGTACTGGCCGCCCACCTCGCGGAAATCGAGCAACATGGCGCCGGCGGTGTCGGCGATCCATTGCCGGGGCGATTCCTGGCTGATAATCACCCCGCCGTCAAAGAAGTATTTCCGGTCGTAGCACCACTGAGCTGCTGACTGGAAGTTGGCCAGCTTCACCAGATCATCCGGCACAGCGTCGGGGCCGTATTTGGAGTTGGTAAGCCGGTCCAGCGCCAGGTCTGGCAGCAGGTGCGAGGGGCCGGTGGTGAGGCTGTTGAGCAGCCGCCGCACCTCCGTGCCGCCGGTGACATAGAGCGACAGCTGGCTGAATTGCCGCCACTCAAACGCCGACCTGGCATTCACGCCCAGCAGGCTGATGCCGGTGTACTGGGGCGCTGCGTCGTTCTCTCTGATTTCGGTGACGTAGACGATTTCGTGCTCAGGGCCGCCGCTGGCGGTGGACTGGGCCTCTTCGTAGACGAAGGCCTCGGCGAGCTTCCCCCAGGCGTCGAGGTAGTTGTTGTCATCCGGCCGGGGGATCCCGATCGACGGATCTCGCCGGGTGGTGGTGATGGTGAACTGTGACCGGGTGCGGCTCACCACCTCCCCGCTGCTCCGCCAGGTGACGCCGCCGCTGGTGTCGCTGACTGCGCCGGAGAGCTTGGCGTCAAGCACCACCAGGTCGCCGGTGGCCGTGCCGCTGCGGATCTCCCAGCCGGTCAGGGGCTCAAACCGCAGCTCCCACCGCTTGAGCGATGGCATCTCCAGCCGCAGGTAGTTGAAGGTCGGCTGATCGCTGCCGGAGCGGATCCCGAAGCACGGCGCCAGCTGCGTAAACGCACCATCGCCGAACCCTCGGAACGACACCCGGAAGAACGAGTAACGCTCCTCTGACGTGCTCAGCACACCGCTCTGATACTGGTCAACGTTGACGCGCTGGCCGCGCTTGATCTTGTCGTTCTCCCGATACAGGCATGCCCTGCCGTCAATCTCGGCCAGCGTCAGCGAGTCGCGGAAGTTGCACAGCCCGCCGATGCGGATCCCGAGCGTGCTACGAATCCCGGCCTCAATGATCCGGCACTCGTTGGTGGTGCTCACGTGGCCCAGCGCGCAGCGCATCAGGTGCGGGGCGCTGGTGGCCGTCTGTCGGGTCGTGCTGGTGGTCCCAGCTGCCGTAATCGTGCCGGTGCTCACCGTGGCCGCAGTGCCGGCCCGCACCACGCTGAAGGAGGCATCGATCGTCCGCCCGGTGCCGCCCGCACCGTCCTCAGAATCGCTGACGAAGATCCGATCGCTGGGGCTGCGGCCGGAGCAGATCGCCAGGGCTGAGCCGATCTTGTAGAGATCGCCCACCACGATCGCGTCGTCCCAGGCCTTCTGCCGGCCGGCGACGGTGCTGGCCACGTCGGCAGCGGTTTCCTGTGCTGCGTCAAGCCCCTCGATCGGGAACACGATCAACGCCTGCAGCCGCCGCGGGCTGGTGAGGGCGTTTACCGGGCCGGAGTCTTCGTCAACGTCGCCTTCAAAGGTGTATCTGTTTGACGTGCTGGAGGCGTTGATCGCCACGTCCGTCACCTTGCCATCACCGTCTTTGGTGACATCAATGGTCTGGTCGCTCTTGTTGCTCTGAATCGTGATCGTGACGTTAAACGGCGCTTGAATCGTCTGGCGCCTCTGGCCTGACAGGCCGTTGTCCACCTCGATGAAATACTCCACCACGTACTGACCACGGGCCGCGCTGTCATCAATCAGCTTTGTGCGCACCGTGTCCACATCGAAGGTGGCCGTGACCTCCAGCCGGTCAGATCCAACCGTGACCGCGCTCAGTGCCATCCGATTTGCAAACGCAAACCCGGTGATGCGATTTTCTGTGTCTTGCTCGTAGATCTTGGACTTGTCCTGAGGCACCACTGCAGCGGTCCAAGTGGCGTTATCCGCTGCCGATTGAAACGTGGTCAGATAGTCGCTGCTGCGGTCGAGCCGATAGGTGAACGAATCACCTAGGCCGAACGACCCGGAGATCACGCCGGAGCGGGTTGAGTAGAACGCTGATTCCTTCGCCCGCTGCACCACCACGGACTGATCAATGTCGCAGGCGACGATCGCGTTACCGCTGCTGCCGATGGGGCGCAGCCGGGCGGTGAACTGCGGCCGAAGTTGCGGATTGAGCTTGAATCCCAGGTTGTTGCCGATCAGGCCGTAGACGCCAAACGCGGTGCTGGTGGACGGTTTGCTGGTGGCGCTGAAGACCGCCTGATAGGTGTTGCCCAGCCCTCGGGCCATGAACACGTCTGCGCCGCCGTCGTTTTCTGCGTTGCCGATGTCGTTCGCAGCAGTGCGGCCGGCGATGCGATCAGCCGAGCGGATCCGGCCGCCGTCCGGGCGGTGGTAGATCGTGATGCGGGCGCTGCTGCTGTTGGCGCCGCTGCTGCCCAGGTCATAAGTGTTGATCGTTGAATCGCCGATCGCAAACCCGTTGGGGTCGATCCCGGCCAGTCGGCCCTCGCCAACCATGAAAACGGCACGCACCATCTGACTGCCGCCCAGGCTCCAAATCTGCGACCACAGCAGGGTGGCGTTCACCCTGACGCCGCCATAGGTCACGCCGCCGATGGTTTCGCGGTTGGCGTAGACCACGGGGATAGGCTCGCCGATCGCGGCCACGTCCTGGACCGCATCGAACCCGCCACGGGGCGCTAGGGATTCAATGCTCGTCTGGTTGCGCCCCTGCACCTGCCGCTGCCCTAGCTCCGCCGTGCGCCGGTTACGGGGGGCGTTGGGGGCCAGCAGGACGCTGATCAGCTGGGCACCGATGCTGATAGCCGTAGTGACCAGCACCACGATCTGCGCTGCGGTGAACTCGACGATGCCAGCCGTTACCGCAGGCTTGGGCGCCTCTGCTGCGCGCTTGCGGACCTCATCGCGCCAGATCTCGTACTGCTCATCGCTCAGGCCCAGCAGCTCAGCCAGATAGCGATCAGACGGCAGCATCGCGGGGCCTCCAGTATTCAAGGGGCATGAGCTGGCCGGCAACCTCCAGCGGCAACCACTGCGCCCCGCGGCGGTGATGCACGATCAGCAGTCCGTCATCAACCACCACGCCAACGCTGAGACCCAGGGGCTGGCGGTGGAGCGCCAGCGCGTACTGCTCCAGTCTGTGGGGGACCATCAGGCGCCTCCATTCCCGCTGCAGCTGCTCCCATTGCCCGGTGGCAGCCATGGCGAACCATTGCGGGTCCAGATCAGGCATGGCCAGGCCGGCGCTGCGGCGGACCTTGGCGGCCATCACCAGGCAGCAGATACCCTCGCCGTCGTCCGGGTCAGCGCCGATCACGTGTGGCAGGCGGGCGCTTACCCAAGCGGGCCAGTCTGCGGTCATAGGGTTTCAGTTATTTCCTCATACCACTGTTGATCCATGTCTTCGTAAACCACGGTGATTGATTTGGATACGGGATCAGTCGTTACCGTGATCTTGTCAGGTGCTTCTGAGTTGCAGAATATGTCACACAGTAGGTCTAGCGTTTCTTGAGAGATGGTCATGGCTGCTTGCTCTCGGCGTTCTTTTCTTTAATGCGTTGGTTCATTTTTTTAAGCATTTGGATAGTCTGTTCAAGGCTTTCATTTGTCGCCTTAATCCGCCTGTTGAGCTCTCTCCATGTCTTTGGTGGTTTATCCCATGCCGAGTTGCTGAACATGGATCTATATGCTTCAGGTGTTTTTATTCTATTGCAGCGTCAGATTCCCGCTGGTAGGCAGCGCACCCACCAGTACCTGAGACAGCACCCTGCCGCCGGGCGCCTGCACCGCATCGAGCGGGCTGGCCAGCTGCAGCCTTACGATTGGCTCGCTCACGTCGCCCTGCAGCTGCTGCGCCGCCCAATATTCCGTGGTGAGCAGCACGCCGAGGCTCTGGTCAACCCGGTTGATCTTGACGGATCGCACCTCCAGCAGCCACCGTTCGCGGCTGGCCTCGGCAAACACGTTCACGCTCAGCGCCGACACCGGCGCGGCCACCACCGCCTCGGATCGATCACCGCCTCGGGTGCTGGAGTTGGTGGCCACCGCCACCGGTAGGTAGGGGTAGCTCTGACCGTTATGCGCAATGGTCTGGCCGATGAAGTAGTTCTGGGCCAGCCAGGTTGTATAGGTGCCATCCCGGCGCTTGAACCGCAGGAAGTTGCAGAGCTCCATCAGGGCAGACCCGCGCCACGGCGATCTGTGGGGTTGTTTTTGTAGCGCTTCAGGGCCAGTGCGGCGCCTTGCTTGGCAGACTCGCGGGCCATTCTCTTGGCCTCATCGCGGGTGACGAAATCCATTTCACCGATGCGGACCTCCTCAAAGCGGATCAGGCCATCAACAGGTCCGCCGCCGCTCATCCCACCGCCGCCATCCATGCCACCCCGCTGGAATGGCACGCTCAGGCCCTCCATGCCGCGCTGGAACGGCACGCTCAGGCCGCTGCTGGAGCTGGAGCCGCCGCCCTGCTGTGAGGCCTTGGCAGCGGTAGCAGCGGTGGCCTGGAACGGCACCTGCAGGCCCCGCAGGCTGGCGTTGTTGATCGCCTGCAGCGCCTCGGTGGCCTCAGCCGGGATGATGGTGCCGGCCTGGTAGGGCACGAACAGCTCGGGGCCGTTCTCGCCGACTGGGTAGGGGCGACCGGCTGAGACGCCGCCGCCGAGAGCGCGGCCGAAGAACGGGATGCCGGTATCGCCGGCTGCGAATCCGCCTGGGTCAAAGCCGAGTGTAGGGCTGATACCGCCCTGCCCACCCGCGGCAAACGTCGAACCGCCGCCAGCCACCGCCCCAAGCGCCTTCAGGATCGTCTGGAGCGCGATCATGGCCATCTGCTTGGCGATGATCTCTGCGGCCATCTGCGCGAATCCTTGGGCCACGTCTTGGAAGAATCCGGCCAGCACCTGCCGGGCGCTCGCTGCGCCGCTGATCAGGTCGCGGAACGCATTGCCGAACGCCCCACCGATCGTCTCGGCAGACTTGCCCGCCAGGGTGGCGATGTTGGTCATTTCGGCTAGATCGTCTTTCAGGGTGGCGATCTGGGCTTCGACCGCCATGCCCTGGGTCTGGAAGGCGGCTGGCTCGGCGGCCTGGCTGGTCAGCTGCTGCATCATGCGCACCCGTTCGACCATCAGGTCGTTGATGTCCTGCTCGGCCTTGACCTGGGCGTTTTTCAGAGCGTGCTGTTTTTCCGATTCGATCCGCGCCAGCTGTTGCTCGGCGTTGTAATCGATGCCCAGTTCGACCAGCTGCTTCTCCAGCTCCTGAAACTCTCTCTTGGCCTGAATCGCCCTGTCATTGATCTCCAGCTGCTCGAAGGCGTACTCCAGCCGGCGGCGATCAAGATCAGTTGTTGCGCCCAGTAGCTCGCTTTCCTGGTTGAGCTTGACGACAGCCTGGGTCCTGGCCTCGATGAACTTTTCGAGCTCGGCGGTGGTGGCTTGCTGGCGTTCGCGGAGTTGTTCGGCGGCTTGGGTCTGCTGATCCAGATACCCAGTCAACGACCCGGTATCGCCAAGCTCTGACAGCAGCTGCGATGTGATCTGGGGATTGCGGCCAGGATCGCTGCGGCCGGGGCCGTGGAAGAAGTTCTGATCCGGCGCCCTCAGGAAGTCCACGCCGCGCACCATGTTGCGCTGCTCACTGATCCCCTTGAAGTACAGCCGGCTGTCCACGTCCTGAATGGACTGGGCCAGCATCTGGGGATTCATCAGTTCAGCCTTGACCTGCTCAAACCGGGCCCTGCCGTACAGGTTCGGGTTGGTTACCTGCGCCCGGCTGCGCCCGAAGTTCGGGGCGTACTGGCCCGGCTGCGTCACCACGTCCACCAGGTTGGATGGATACTGCGGCGACCTGGAGCGGGCCAGGATGTTGGCGAACACGTCGGTGCGGCCGCGAGGGTCCAGCCCGCCGTACTCACCGATTGCGGTGTTCACTGCTGCGGTGATCTCGGCATCGGTCAGCCGGAGCAGTTCCTTGACCCCCTTGGTGACTTCGGCGGCTGCGGCTCGGCCACCACCCCCGCCTCCAGCTGCCTGCACCGCCAACGGCACAGCAGCAGCCGGTGCGCCGGTGATCAGCTGCGCACGGGCGAAGGCCTCATCACGAGCACCAGCGAACGGGGAGACGTAGGCGCTGGCGGCCTGATTCCTGCGCGTCACCGCCGCACTCGGCACATACGTCAACCCGCGACGCTCCGCCATTGATCTGGCCGCGGCCTCCGCATCCTTCACGCCCACCAGGCCGGTCATCAGCTCATCGAGGCCCTCAATGGCAAACTTCACGCCGACCGTGATCAGGCCGATCTTGCCCAGCGTGCCCAGCACGGTCAGCAGCCGGCCGGCGCTGGTGGCCGCGGCGGCTGATGCAGTGCCGGCGGTAGTGGCTGCGCCGGTGTATTGAGTGAGCGCGGCCGTGGCCAACCTGATCCCGCCAACGGCGCTCATTGCCGTGGTCAGGCTCAGGACGGACACGCCTGCCGCCGCAGCTGCCACGCCTGCATTGCGCACCGGCTCAGGGAGCCTGTTGATCTCCTGCAGCAGCCCGGTCGCGGCCTTGGTCAGCGCCAGTGCCGTGGGCAGCAGCGCTTCGCCGATCTCGATCTGTAGCTCCTGCCCCGCAATCTGCAGATTGCGGAACTGCTGCGCCGGGCCCTTCATCGCCTCGGCCAGTTTCGGGGCACCGTCGCGCTCGATCCTTGCGAGCGCTTGAAGAACGATATCAGCGCTGATTTTTCCTTCCTTTGCAAACTCTTTAATTTGCCCAACGGTGATACCCATCACCTTGGCAATTTCAACAGTGATTGCCGGTGTGAACTCTAGAATTGAATTAAGGTTTTCGCCGCGTAGCACACCTTCGCCCATTGCCTGCGCCAGCTGCATAAACGCATTGCTGGCCTCAACAGAGGTAGTGCCGCTCAACTTGGCCGCCGTGTTGAAGCCGTTGTAGAACGTGGCAACCTCCTCTAGCGTGATACCCATTGGCCGCAGTCGGGCATAAGCCTGGGCAAACTCTTGATTGGCTTGCGTTTGGGCAACTCCAAAACGCTGAGCCGATTCAGTCGCCTTTGACTGGACTGCTGCGTACTGATCAAACCCTTCCGATAGCGACCTCAGGCGCCGCTCTGATTCTTCGCTCGCCACCACGGCGCCCAGCGATCCGCCGATGGCCCTGCCAGCGCCGATCGTGGCCAGGCTGCTGGCGAGGCCCGCTGCCAGCCTGCGGCCCAGCGAATCACCGGCAGCGGTGGCCGTGGTGTCGAGGCCCCGCAGCTTCCCTTCGAGCTTCTGGATCTCGGCGCCGTACCGCTGAAACTCGCGGCTGCCGATCTTGGCCTGTTCCTGCAGCCCGCGGAACGCGCCGATGCTGCTGCGGATCCCGGCGATGGTGCTGTCGTTGGCGCGGGCAAACTGGAACGTCGCTGCACGCAGCGTGCTCATCTCGCGGGCCGTGGTCTGGCTGCCCTTTGCCAGATCCTGCAGCGACCGCTGCACCTTCGTGATATTCGCCCCGCCCTTCACCTCGGCGGACAGCCGGATGGCGGTATCCAGGCTCATCCGGGCCATGTGTTATTCGATCGCCAGTCCTAGGGTCAGGCTATGGATCGCGCCGCCCCCAGATACTCCCGCTCGATCAACCGCAGATCCTCCAGCAGCCACACCCGGTCCCGGCGCTTCACGCCCTCATCCTTGGCGCATTGGATGAACACCCCGTAGTCGAGGCCTACGGGGCCAGCCATGCTGACCCGCCACTGGGTCTGCAGCTTCAGAAACCACGCCAGCGCTTCGCAGTTCTCCAGCAGGATCCCGAACGTCTTGGGCCGCTGCTCTACCTCAGGCACCTCCAGGCCGAACATGGCTGCAGCGTCGGCGGCATCCTTGCCGTCGTCAGCATCACCCTTCGCGGCGCCAGCGAGGAACAGCGCCGCGTCTACGAGTTTTTTGCTCGGAACCCTCCTTGCTTGGCGGCGGACTTCTCAGTGGGCCGGCCGACGCTTTCGGTCCACGCATTGAAGATGGCCGACGCGGCACCTTGCATCTGCAGCATCCGCGCCTTGGTGGCTGGCGTGAACTCCAGCGGCTCATCATCCTCGCCCACCACCTCATCACCCCAGCCACAGAGCACCTCGGCCGCCAGGTCCTGGTAGGTGCAGGGGAGCTCCTCAGTGACGGGCTCTAGGTCGGAGCTGCCCCGGTAGTCCCTAAGCGCCTCGTAGCGCCTGACCGTGGCCACCACCAGCGCGTTGTGCCGCTCGTTCAGCTCATCGCACTCTTCTTGGTCGAGCATCCGAAAATGCGCGGTGAAGGTGTAGGCCTTCTTTACGCCTGATTTAGACGGCAGGTCAACACTTACCGGCCACTCGATGTGGTCCGGCTGGTACAGATGGAACATGGCGAATCAGAAGAAAACGAGGCGGGTTTCGTCGTTGCCGGCTGCAGACCTAGGCAGCGCGGTGAACGGGATCTGCAGCTGGCTGATCCCGTCAGAATCAGAGAACGAGAGGTCGCCGCTGATCGCGGCGCGGGGGCAGAAGAAGATGGAGCTTTCGGTAGCCGTCGTGCCCTGCTGCACAACGAACGGGCCATCGCTGGCGCCGCTGTTGTCAGCTGCAGCGGTGAAGAAGTTCTTCGTCGCCACAGACGGGTTGTCAATCGTAATCGTGCCGTTCGGGTTGGGGCGGTCGGTGATGAGGGCTTTAGGTTCGCAGCCAATCAGCGAACGGAACACGGTGGACAGGCTCCAGTCAAACGTGAAGCCTGCAAAGCAGGGATTGAAGCCTTGGAAACGGATTGCCTTGGTGTGGGTCGGGGTGACGGGCACCGGCTCGGCCTGGTTGCTGTAGATGAATCCTTCAGCGCTCCTAGCGGTGGGGGTGGTGTAGCGGCCGATGCCGGTAATGGTGAACGTGCCGTAGCCGTTCAGCGTGCTGTTGAGGGCCGGGCTGCCGCGGAATCCATCGATCCGGTGAACGTTGGCGCCATCCTTCACCGCCACGATGGTGCAGCTGCTGCCGTTGCCAAACGTGCTGATCGGCTGCAGCAGGGACAGCGCGGGGATCTTGTAGCCCACTGCGCCGCCGGTGAACGATGCGGTGGAAGGAACTACTGTCACTTCTCGGGTGGTGCCGTTGTGGGCCACGATCACGCCCTTGTGGCCCGTGTTGGCGCCGCTGGTGATCTCGATTGGCAGCCCTAGGTAAGCGTCGCTTGCGGGGTTGCTGCCGCTCAGGTCCGCCAGGGTGAGGGTGTTGGCGCCGCCTGCGGTGGCAGTGCCGGTCAGTTCGGCGAATGCCGAGACGTTCATTCCGGCTGCCTGCAGCAGTGGCGTGAACCGGGGGGCGGTGGCGGCGACGCCAGAGCCGCCCCACTCGAAGGTGATCGTTACCACCACGTGCTCATTAGTGAGCGGCTGACGGTCGGCACCGAGGAACCCCTTGATCAGGTTCCGCTCGACTCGGGTGCCGGTGATCGGGTTGATCTCCATCGACACGAATTTCATCGCGTCGGTGT